GTATCTGGCGCATTCCTCCATCATCGCTGCGACACACTCCGCAGCAGCCTGATTAGCCTCCCGCAGCCGCTCGTTCTCGGCCTCAAGGGCTTCGATCTTGGCGCGGTGCGCCTTGGTCGAGCGATGCGCGCCATCCATCCACGCGATAGTGAGCATCTCGCTGTCATCCTCCTGCGCAGCCTTGAGTGCGGCATTCTCAGCGGACAGGGCTTCGATGCGGTCGGCGGCTTCAATGCACATTGGATGGGCGGCTGCACGATTGCGTCCAGATTTCCAAACACCATCGCGGCCTACTTCCCGCAGCCGCTCAATCAGTGCTTTGCTGTCAGTCATTTGAACACCCTCCGTGCATCAGGCAGTAGCGCCTTGGTCTTGCAAGTCTTGCGTAGGCAGCTTCGTACGCCAGAAATGCTGATCTCGGCATTGCAGTGATCGCACCAGATCGCTTTGACCTTTTCCTTAATCATAGAGAACCTCCTCCATGTGCGTGATCTTTACGATCTGCATCTTCACGCCAATGCGCTTCTCAGCGCGGATGCGCTCCTCCTTGGCACGCGTTAGGCTATCGTAAGCGAATACCCTGGCATTGCGGCTGGTGCGAATCTCATATGTCACGTTCATGGTGTTACCACCCAGATGGCTGTGAAGAGGATCGGAAACCCGATAGCGAACATGATGCCGCCAACAATCTCGGAGCGCGGCATGGTCTTGATGACGTTAATTACGTTCTGCATTTTCTTCCTCCTTCTGAACTGCGCGGTGCAGCATCAGCCGTGCCTGCGCTGAAAGTGAGCGATGCTCCTGCATTGCGATCTTCTCGATTCGAGCGCGCAGTTCAGGCTCGATGCGGACGGTCATGTAATCTTTTGGCGGCACTGGTGCTTCCTCCACTTCCTTGAGAATCAGGTTCATGCCCGTGGGCGTGATGACGTTGTGGTGATATCGACCTCTGCGCTGGCGGATGACGTATCCGCGATCAGCCAGCTTCTTGAGATTGTCGTTTACTGCTGTCTGGCTTCGGCCAAGACGTGCAGCGACCTCGAAAGTGCTGCCAGGGTGATAATACAGCACGCTGAGAACCTCGCGCCATGATGGGTAAATGATATCGTCCATCTCAGAAATTCCACGGCTTGGCATTATACTGTGCAGCGATTGCTCGTGCGGCGATCTTTCCATCGACCTTATGTTCAGCGATGAAATGGCGGCGACCGTCCTCGATGACGCTGATGGTGATTGCGCCATCATAGCGTTTGGTCGGGGCGGTGTAGTCTGCGATGCGCATGATCATTCCTTCCCCATCAAAACTGATAAACAAGGTAATCACGGTCACCGTGATTGCGTGCGACCTTCGAAATGGCATCTCGTTCGCTACGCGCATTCACGCGGCGAATAAGCTTCATGTCCTTGGTACGCACTATGTAGGTGGTGGTAGATGCATGCATGTCGGTAACTCCGGTCTGCCTTGTTGATGACCCTTATTCCCACATATTCCCCCACCTGTAAAGTGGAAAACGCACATTGTGCGAAATTATTTTAGGGCCTCAAAAAACGCATCAATCTGAGCCTTGGCATCATCAGCTCCAAAGCAGACAAGGCAGGTGTTGCCCAGCATTTCGAGGTATTTGATCCAGTCCCGCTGATCGGGAGACAGCCTGCCTCCCTTGACCCGCTTCATCTCAATCCAGAGATTGTGCGATGGCACAAACAGGTCAGGCACCCCGCGAGCCACACCTTCGGCCTTCAACCTGGCGGCAGTGGCGCGAGATCGATAGCCTCCATTGGGAATGGCGAAGATGCGGGTCGTTAGATACTTCTGGCGGAACCAGCGGACCACCTCGCGTTGTTCTTCATGCTCTGTTGGGATGCGGTCAGTCAAAACGGAATCATCCTTTCATACTTCTCGCACTGGCCGAAGCTGTTCACGAACTCGGCTGGCACCACCATGTTGAAGGTGAAGCAGCGGCCTTCGCCACTATAGTGATCGCAGGTGTGGCAGCACTGGGGTGGGCCAGCGCTCACCCATTCCTCATACTGCACCAGAAAATCAGGCTTGGCTGGTCTAGGCATCGTTCCATTTCCTTCTGACAACTCGATAATATTTACCATCGCGGCGGTATTTGATCAGCGCAGGATAATCGCCATCATTCAAGCGATCGGCCCATTCTTCAAGCGAATCCGCCTTGATGAAATTGACGTTGGCTTTGCCAGCAATCATCACAACGGCATTCAAAGCCTTCTGGCCCGCATAGCCGTCATGGGTGACTGGGAAATACTCGACCACGCTGGGATCTGACAGGCCGCCATAATAGGACACGGCCAGCATATCCTTGCCGCTGGCTCTGCTGGTATGCTTGCGCCAGTTCCAGCCTGTCAGGGCCATTTCCTCGGCCTCCAGGCCCATGATATCGTCTTGGCGCAGTTCTAGCTTCTTTGGCGCTGGCTCTGGGAATAGTTCGCCGCAGGTTGGGCATTCCCTGGCGCTGATATGCACCAGTTCATTGCAAGCCTCGCAGACTTTGACGGGAGCCTCGCCATTGCCTTCACCTTTGCGCTTGGGCGGTTCGACCGCAGTGATCGGCCCATGCGTCTGCACCACGCCTGCGAAGTCCAGCACCAGGCAATGATCGGTGTGGCTCTTCACGCGCATCCCTCGGCCTGCCATCTGCACGTAAAGGCTGGCGCTCATGGTCGGACGCAACATGGCGATCAGATCGATGTCAGGATAATCAAAGCCAGTGGTCAGCACATTGGCGTTGGTCAGCGCACGCAAGCGTCCAGCCTTGAAGTCGGCCAGCATCCGATCGCGCTCTGCCTTTGGCGTGGCTCCTGTGACGCAGGCCGACTCAACGCCATGCGATCGAAGCACCTCGGCCACGTTCTCAGCGTGCTGGACACCAGCGCAGAAGAACAGCCAAGCCTTGCGATCGCCAGCCAGTTCGATGACCTCACGCACCACGCGCAGATTGTTTTCGTCGGTGTCAACTGCCGCCTGCAGTTCGCTCTCGATGAACTCACCACCACGCTTATGCACGCCAGACGTATCGAGCGCGGCCTTTGTGACCTTGCTGCGCAGCGTGGAGAGATAGCCTTTATAGACCAATTCCTCGATCGTGACTGGCTCGATCAGATCATCAAACAGCGCAGGCTTGTCTGTGATCAGGCCATGCCCAAGGCGGTAAGGCGTGGCGGTCAAGCCCACCACACGCAGCGCAGGATTGATCGCCTTCAACTCAGCCAAAAATGATCGATAGCCGCCTTCATCTTTGTGGCTGACCAGATGGCACTCATCGATGATGCAAAGATCGATGTGGCCGACTTGGGAGGCGCGCTTCCTGATCGACTGGATGCCAGCGAAAGTGATCGGCTCACCCAGCTGCTTGCGGCCCAGCCCAGCCGAATAGATTCCCATCGGTGCGCCGCGCCAGTGCAGGCGCATCTTTTCGGCGTTTTGTTCTAGGATCTCTTTCACATGACTGAGCATAAGGATTCTGGTGTCAGGCCATGCCTGCAAAGCCTCTTTGCAAAGGCAAGCTACGATGTGGCTTTTCCCAGAACCAGTTGGAAGAACAAGACACGGGTTTCCATTTTTGTTTTTGTCGAACCATTCATAAACCGAATCAATTGCTCGACGCTGGTAATCACGCAGCATGATTATGCCTCTGCAGATATTGTTTGATCTTGTCGGCGCGCTCAATGCTTTCATCAATCAGGCCAATCGCCTGGTTGCATCGGCTGCATAAAAGAGACCTAACTTTGCCTGTCGAATGGCAATGATCGATGTGCATATTCACATCTTCAAATGAGGCTGCGCATATTGAGCATTCGTTTTTTTGCTCTGCTATCATGCGCTGCAGATCATCCTGCACCAAACCGTAAAGATCGAAGATCCTTTTCCATTTGGATCTTTCTTTACGTTTCTGATTGTTGATGGCCTCGCATTCCATGCAATTGCCAGTTGTTGCACGGCGTTCAACATGACCAGCTGGGCACGGCTTTCCAATATATATCTTCTCGCCTTTAGCGAGGGCTTGCATAGCTAAATCATTTTCGGCCTGCGTCCGAAACTTGGAACCTCCACGCATATTGCGACCAGCCAATTTTCGCTTCTGCTCTATGCAATCAATGCAATTTCCAGAGCTTGTATATCTTGGTGCCAAATGACCACGCAGATACCTTCTTCCTGTAAAATATAGAGGCTGATGCAACTGCCTAGCACGCTCTGCAGATTCAGGCATCAAGCTATATTCTGGATGAAACTCAGATGGCTTTGGACCTGGTTTAATACTCATTTCATCATCCCTCAAATAATTGCCCTGTTGCAGCGCATTCACAGCCACATGATGTCCACCGCTTCCAGCCAGACGTTTGTTCCTTCCGGTGCGCTGCCTTCAATCCCGCCAGGGCTGTCGGGACGGATACAGTAGGCTGGGCGGTAACTCGTTATCCAATCACCTCCGCATCTGGGAATTTATCCTTTGCCAACTCAACCATCGGATCACCGCAGGCTTCTGGGTTGGCGACGATCTCGCGGCTCTTGTAGCCGTTGGCTCCATTCTCGATCACGCGATCGCCAATCTTCCACATGACGCTCAGACCATCCTCGCTGGCGATCATTGGCCAAGGCACAAGATCAGGGTGCAGGATATGATCATCGCAGCCTTCATGCTGAAACTCGGTCGGGATGCTGTCAGCTTCATGGCGTTCGCAGCGCCAGGTGCTGTCAGACTTTGCCGTGCTATGCGCGCAGGTGCGGCAGTTGGCATATTTGGTCGGTGCGCCTTTGTGGCAGAAGCTATGCGCTGGGCAAAAGCGGCACTGATACCATGTCGGGTCGGTTGAGATGGGCGGCGGAATCCGATCCTCCAGCGCCAGCCTCTGACCGCGTGCGATATATTTCTCAGCCACTGCGCGATCGTAACGCACGCGCTCGGTATAGATCCGATCATCATCTTTGCAGATCGCCAGATAAAGCGCACGATCGATATTGGTCCCGTGCATATAGACCTGCATCTGGACCCAGTGCATTGGCTTTGACTTCTCCACGCCATCCCTGACCATCTCGTCAAAGGACTTCTTCGAGTGCGTCTTGAACTCAGCCACATGGCTTTTCTTGGGCGCTTCCGGCACGCCAGACTCAATGATGCCATCGAGGCTGCCGCTCACATGGCTGCCGAAGTTCACGCGCGTCTGGCTCGATCGAATATCAATCCCAATGGCGCGCAGATCCCGAATGATCGTCGCCTCTTCCATCTGGCCACGGCGGAACAGGCGCAAGATGCGGCCTTCAAATTCCTCACGCACAGCCCAGCGGAAATTCAGCCATAGCCACCGATCGCAGTGATGCCCCAGCAAGCTGCAGCCCATATGCGGACGTGGATTTTCCGCTTTGCTTTCATGGTATTGGTCAATGAGACTAGATATGGTATGAATGGGGTCGGGTAGCTTCATGGTTGCCTCGCTCCTGTCTGGAACTGATCCCAGCCGATTCTAATCCCCTCATCGGCTGGGATCTTTCACATTACTTTGCCCAGGGCGGTTTTGCGCCACCAGGAGCCGACGATGCGGCAGGTGCGGCTGACGGTGCAGGCTGCGGAGCCATGCCGCCAGAGATCGCCTTGAACCCAGCCACCTCGTTGCGCGGATCGTTATAGCCAGCGGCCTTATCGCGCTCGGTTGCTTCGCGGATCTTGATCTTAATGCAAAGCTGACCGCCAACCAGTTGATCGGTGTCCTCGACCTTTGCCAAACCGATGGCGCGCATGATCTCGCCAAGCTGCTGGCGACCGATCTCTTCGGCCCTCTGGCTCTGGTTGCGGATGTTCACCGCTTGGAACACCACGCGGCCCTGCTGCGTTGGCCCAGTGATATCATAGCGGATATCGATCTTCTGCCCAGTGCCAGCCTTGGTGTTGCCAAGTTCAGCCTTGGTGATGCTGACGTTATACCAGCCTTCTGGGATCAGTTCATAGTTGCGATCCGATTGCGGAAGGTCGTCAACGCCAAAGGTTTCTCCAAGAAATGCCATTGTTATTCTCCTGCCTTAAAAAGTTCTTCACGCAACGCATAACCTTCAAGCTTCCAAAGCTGACGGATAGCGTTCTCATAAGCAAACTTGCGACCCAGATCGGCGTCAAAATTAGCCACGCTGGCAGGCGCTGATTCACCAACTACAAAGAACCCGTTTGCCATTTCCAGCACGCAAATTGTCAGATGCTTGTGATAAAGGTATTCGATCTTAACGATCTTTGCTTCCATACTATCGAGCGTCACACGAGGCGCTGTTGCGTTAGCAGCGCTCTCATTTTCTGTGATTTGCAACGATTCACTCATGATTATTCTCCTGCCTTGGTGATGGTAAAGGACGGACGGCCAGGCGTTGCCGTGATTGCGTCCAAGAGGGGTGTTGTGATTGACGCATCTGCAGCCTTCCAGAGCGTCATGTTGATCTCAGGCTTCCACCGGAACAGGCTGGATAGATGCTCGGTCAGACCATGCTCTGCCGCCAGTTCCTGCAGCTTGTCGGCATTGACCTTGCGATTGATGCGACCTTCGATCTTGATCTTGAAGCTTTCGGCCTCAAGGTTCTTGGTGCCTTCGAGGTTCTCAGGAATTGAGAACTGCTTGACCAATTGATCCTCAATATCTCGGCGCGCCTTAACCGCTGCGGCCTCGATCTGCTTTGCGTTCAGCCATTGCTGATAAAGTGAAACCGTCATTGCCCACCTCCGATCTTGGTGATGATCGCGCCAAGGTCAGGTGCTTCCCATGCCTCCAGCTTGCCGGAGCGATCCTTTGCCAGCCAGATGCCATCGCTATCGCACATCAGCGCACGCTGGGTGTTGCCATCTGCATCCTTTTCGACCCGCAGCGCCAGCACTTCATCGAAGAAGTATGGCAAGCCCTGCGTCAGCGACTTACCTGGCATCGATGGATTGAAGAGCAGCTTGCCCATCTCATCCTGCGACTTTTCCAGCTTCGCGCTCATATAAACGTGCTTTCCGGGAAGATCGCGGAAGGCGCGGATCAGTTCCTGCATGGTGGTGTTCAATTCACCATATGCAGCGCGGCCATCCTTGTTGCGCTTCAACTCATGCTGCAGAACAACCTCAGCGACCTCGCTGATGCTATCAAGCGCCACGCTCTGATAATCTGCGGCCTCTTTGGAATCCTTGGCCCAGCTGTAAGCCTCGCGCAGATCTTCCATCGTGGTGACTTCAATAAACGGCAGGTCCGCATCTTGAATGGATAGCAGGCCACCTTCCGCAGATAGCACCACCGGATTTGGCAGCGTGCGGATCAGGCTCGTTTTACCAGCGCCAGCCTGCCCATATACAAGCAGCTTCACGCCATTGGCGGTCAGGCCGCCTGTCTTTTTCAAATTGATCGCCATAAGGCTCTCCTCGATTGCACCAGTCGGACCATCCAGTCGGTGCGTGGTTTGATCTTTACAGCGATCATGAACGTCTGTAAAGCGTAAAAGTATCAAAACAGCGCAAGAGGGCAAAATGCTGACACTTGAGGAAATTAAGCACGCGCTTCGGGATCGCCGCTTGGACATCGTATCTGAGCAGACTGGAATCCACCGCGCAACGATCAGCCGAATTAGGAATGATGAGAATGCAAATCCGACTTATGCGGTGATAAAGACGCTCTCTGATTATCTGCGCGGAGGTTCGATCAATGGCTGACATTACCAACATCATGGGCGGTCCTTGGTCACCGCCAAAGCCGATCGAGCCAGATCCGCCAGAACTTCAATTGCGTCAGGCAATGGCAGCGGCTGGGATTACAGCGCCGGCCGAACTTCAACTTGATGGAAAACTGCATCGCTTTCGCTCAGGCACGAAAGGCACGCCAGGCAAAGGCGATAAGTCTGGCTGGTATGTGGCCTATTCGGATGGCATCCCAGCTGGTCGCTTTGGCTGTTGGCGCGCAGGGATCGAAGTCACATGGCGCGCAGATGTTGGTCGCCAGCTGACTGATGCGGAACAGATCATTCATGCGCGCAGGCTTTCCGAAGCCATCAAGATCCGCGATGATGAATTGAAACGCCAGCGCGAAGCAGTGGCCGACACTGCCGAGATCATCTGGTCAAATGGCATGGGAGCCAGCCCAGACC